GCGCGCGGCGAACAGCTTGACCACCTGGGCGCATTTCTCGGCGAGCGTGGAAAACGGCTCGGGCCGACGACGGCGCACACGACGCTTGAGTATACGTTATCGACGCCGCTGTCCGTCATAACCACGCTTCCCGCAGGGCTAAAAGTCACACCTAATAATCAGGTGTTTTTTGCGACAGAAACCCCGCTTGAAATTCCGGCGGGCGATACATCCGGGCAAGTGCGGGCAGTCGCAACGGTGGAAGGGCGTGGCGCTAATGGGTTCTCGGTAGGTACGATCCGAAACATGGTTGACATCCCGCCGTTTGTGTCTTCGGTGGCAAATGTCACGGTAAGCGACGGCGGCGCGGACTGGGAAGAGGACGGCGAGGTCGGCAACCTGTCGCCTGAAAACGGATATCGCGGGCGGCTGTACATGCTGATTGAATCGTACTCCGTTGCCGGCCCGGACGGAGCTTACGAATTCTGGGCACGTTCTGTTTCAGCGGACGTCGCGGACGCCAGGGCGTGGATGCCTCCGTTAGACCTGACGGCGTTCATTGGATGGATTACGTCAGAGTTCGGGGTAACAAAAACGCCCGAAGAAGCAGCCGAACTGTGGGAGTCGCTAAATACAGTATTTCGCACATCGGGAACCGGCCCCGGCAACGTCAACATTGCCGTCCTCATGCGCGGCGGCGAACCGGCGTCGTCCGAAGTTCTACAGGATGTCATGGACATTCTGGATGATAAGGTTCCGCTGACGGATTACAGACATCCGGTTGCCCCGACCATTGTCAATTATGACATAATTTTCCAATATTGGATTAACCGAAGCGACGCAATGCGTTCGCCTCAGATACAGACGGCGGTAAATCAGGCGGTCGACGATTATGCACTGTGGCAAGCATCCGTTATAGGGCGCGACATCGCGCCGCTGAATCTATGGTCACGCGTACAACAGGCGGGCGCAAAGCGCGTAGTCATAACCGCTCCGTTGTTCATGCCGCTGAAAGCGTGGGAACTCGCGAAGCCTGGTACGCGGACGGTGACGTATATGGGGCTTGAGGACGATTAATGATTGATTTATCGCACATTTCAATACTGGACATCATGCCGCAGAATCTCTCGCGCGATCCTAATGTTCGTATGATGGCGGAACCGTTCGACGTGGAGTTGCGAAAATTTATCGCACTCATTCCGGACGTCGCCATAATGAAACGCCTTGAATTGCGCGAAATCGTTGATAACGCACTACTGGATATGCTCGCGTGGCAATGGCACGTCGATTTTTACGACATTGGATGGCCGGTTGCGATGAAGCAAGAGGCGATCTTCCACTCGCGGGACTGGCATAGCCGAAAAGGAACGAAACAGGCGGTCGAAGAGGTCATCGAACTGGTTACAGGAGGCGTACACGGCGAAATTATAGAGTGGTTTGAAGATGTACCGTTGCCGCCGTCGTTATCGCAGTTTCAAACGGAGCCGGGCGTACGCTTGGCATATACATTTTATGTAAATTTTTATAGCGAAATACCGTCAGGCTGTATAGCTGACCTGCTGGCCGCGGTTATGTCGACAAAAAACACCCGTTCTTGGATGGAATTTATTAATATAATTATAACTTTGCCGGTCACGGTGTATTACCATGCGGCGGGAATTGTTACAACAGTAACGGAAATTATAAAGGCGAAAGCAACAGCGGCGGCGAGTGTAGACATATTTGCAGGGGTATATCCGAAATTAACGGGAACGATGAAATTTAAGGTGGTATAAGATGGCGCAATTTCGCTCCGCTATGACCGCGTGGGGCACCGCCCTAATCGCTGGCACTCCGACCGGCGGAACAATTACATTTTCAGCAATTGCAATCGGAGACGGATACCTGCCGTCAGATTTGTCTACAGTGACGACGCTTGGTAACGAGCAAGCGCGTTATGCGCTTACAAGCAGCGACATCGGCAGGGATGGAAATGACGTCTGGGCGCGGGCGGCTGTAAACCCGGTAGCCGCGCCGTATGGTTATTTTTTGCGTGAAATGGCGCTATATGCAATTGACCCGGCATACCCGACGAACCCTGCACAAGCGAAAATATACGCCGTTTGCTGTGTTGAGGACGACGACGGCTCAGGCCGTGATTATTACATGGTAGTGCCCGGATCGTCGCAACCGCTGTTTTTAGATATGTACGCGCAGATACATACGATAATATCCGCGAATGTTAACATATCCGTTATAAACGTATTGCCGCCAGGGGACGTATACGACCTAATAAACGACATTTATGTGCAGTTGACAGATATACGAAATATCGCGCTGCATGGCGGGTTTTATGGATATTGCACAACGGCGCTGGCGACATCCGCGAAGACGGTTGCAATTCCAAATTTCTTACTGAAGGCCGGTATAACCAAAATTACAATCAGGTTTCGGTACGGGATTGCGTTCCGCGATACCGCGCTGACGTTAAATGTATCAGGTTCGGGAGCAATCCCGATACAATCGCTAAACGCGCTGTATGAGGGGCCGTTGCCCGCATACACAATTGTTACGATGGTTTACGTTGACGGGGTATGGCGCATAACGTCAATTGACGGCGATTACAACCGAAATTCATATACGTCGCTCGCGAACATTGGCTTGTCGGAAACTACGATGAGCACAACGGACGTCAACAGTAATATCAATACGATTATAAGCTCAATGCGCGACTTGGAGATAATCACTCTTGGCTTGTCGGTGGGCAGCATTTTGTGGGAATCGGTAATGCGCTCGCTTGGTTACGATCCTTCAACCAACACGTCGACGTTCCGGCTTACGATGCACCGCCTAAGCGCAACATATGTCCATATTTGGGCAATATTTACAAGCGGAACAACGTGGCTCGGACTGTACAGGACGGCTATCGTTGATTGGAAACGCTTAACTGATACAACCAATTATCGGGCCTTATATACGTCGCCCGCGGGATTAGGGATTAGCAATTCCGAGTTTTCACCTTCCGACGCGGCGGCCAATATATATAAAGTGCTTGACGCGCTTGGCGCATTTGAAAGCATTAATTACGGTACCACGTTAGGGAGTAACCCAAACTGGTGGCAGTCGTTACACGATTGGCTTGACCTTCCAGCAAGTTATACACAGGGTTTACGCACAACCATCCAAAAATCGAGTACAAACGAGACGATTGCTTTCATTACCGTCAGTGACAGGTGGGGCAATCAGTGGATGTCAACGGTAATAGACGGCATTGTCGGTGAACCGTCACTACTGCCTGACGCGCGTAACCTGCGATTTACTATGCGCAGCCTGCAAGTTTGGGGGCTTTCAGACGCAGATATGTCGCCTACAGATATGGCGGCAAACGTTTATATGATCGTGCAACGTATAGCAAAAGGCGGGGATAGTTTTAATGTTCGGCTGCAAAAATCGCTCATTACCGGCAGCCCTCCGGCTGAAACTTCTGAATGGCCAAACCTTCACGCGGCATTTATGGCGTGGATGGCAGCGTCGTTCGACGATTTCGCGTCGTGGGCGTCTCCATATGTCGGAGACTTGACCGACGTACATATGCAAGTCGACGCTATGAAGGGGCCATCGTCGCACAACGTTCAGATGCGGTTTTACCCTAATCAGCCAACTGGCAGGACGGCAGTCGAGTATATAGCGGCGACGTATGACAGCGCACTGAAAACGCCGTGGCCGGTTATAAATTCGAACGACATTCTGGATTACAGCAAGGGAAATTTCACAGTCACATTCCAGAGCCTGTCTTTCAACGGGACGCATGTAAAGCCAGGGCGCTTCGACATTGCCGCGGTAGGAAAAGGTATAGCGACGAACGGATATGTAGCCGTGGCGGCATCGTCGTTTAACGCGGGAAATGTAATCGCGGGGCTGCCAGGCAGCGGACTATCGGCATTAACGATAACGGCGGACGGCATACCATTACCCGACCGCTCCGTGCTGCTTTTCAGGCATACCCCGGGTGGCGTTGGCGGAGCCGGAACGCTTTATTATTTCACAGATGCAGGAAACACGCGGGGGGCGTTGCGCCCGAATGACGTTATATTACTGTCGCGGTACTCGACCTACGTAAAAATTGCGGGCGGCGATCAGATAACGACGACATCGGCAATCGAGTCTGGTAAGTTTATTGATAATGCGAAGCGTTACACGCGGCAGACGTTCTCGTCATTTGCAGAGATGCCGGGAGGACTGTCCGACACCGATATGTCGCCGACAGATGTCAACGCGAATCTTGCCACATTAACGGCGGCAATGGCCGCGATGGAATATCTTGACATTTTATGTACGCCGACGACAAACGCAAATCTGCGGTCGTCGATACAGGCGTCCATTGGCACATCAATAACGACGAGCTTGCGGTTAATCATTCGCCGGGCGTCTACGGCAACGCAGATAACGCCAATCGAGGTAGTTTACCTAAACGGGACAACATACCGTGCGTCATTCGGAACTATAATCAGCGCGTGGACACTCGCTTCGGGGGCGATGGTTAAGCCGACGATATGGGCCGGCCTTGGCGGGACAACCGGGACAAACCTGAACATTACTACTGGACTGAGCAAAACAACGGTCGCCGACGGCGACACATTCGCATTTTACGCATTAGGTACAGCCACGCGCACGACCATGACGGTAGATGGGATTGGATCAGGCGCTTATTATAGCAACAACGCGCCGGGAAACATCGACGACGGAATGCATACTGTCAGGTATCGCGCCGGCATTTATTACGAGGTCTGAGGAGGTCGAATATGAACGGCATAACAATTATTGGCAGGGAGCGTATTGTTGATCCGACTGCGCCTGGCGGCAATAAAGAAGTGGTTACGTACAGCGTAAATAATCCCGCGCTGATAGGCAATGACGAAACCGACAGCGCCATTTTACAGGCATTTCCGAATACAGCCGACGGTAGCTTTGCCCTGTTTTTTCCAACTGGTATATGCAGAAATCTAATAGACGGCGTTTGGTTATAAGGGGGTTATTATATGGCAGGTTTTTCACCGTCAACATATGCGGCGCTCGTCGGCCTACTGAAAGACACACTCTCCGGGATAGGCGCAATACAAGGTGAGCCTGGACGCAGCCCGGAATTTCGTCAGACTACAACCCATATTCAATGGCGATATGTGGGCGACACAGCGTGGCTTAACCTTGTGCCATTAAACGCGCTGTTAGGCCCGCAAGGAGAATCGCCACAGTTCCGTATGAACGGAAATTGGCTGCAATACCGCTTTACCACGCAGCCGCCGACTGCTTGGACAGACATACATAATTTTCCAAGTATTGGCGCGTCAAACGATTTCGCAAACGCCATAAAAAAAGAAGTATCAGGCAACCCGATAAGACTGGATGACGTACAGCCGAACACGACGCTTACAACGATGGTGGTTAATGGGTTGACGACTCAAATTGGCACGGGCGTGAAAAGCCCGGATAATCCGTTTGAGTTGGTCGGGGCAAATGCTTCTATTTTACATGTTACGGGTCGTAATCTGATATCATTGGGAAATATATCTAAATACAGGTATGAAAATGGGACTTTAAACACACAAAACGACAAGATAATTGGGAAGGATTTTGAGTGGTATATACGTTTTGACGACACTAAAGCTATACCGGGGCAAACATATATTTTCAGTTGCGCTAACGTTATTACTACGGCTCCAAATTTAGGGAGCGTAAGGTTTAACGATTATGAAACTTCTGACTATACAACTTCTGTAACATTAAATTCACAGTTCAAGGCGATTTTACAAGTTCCAAGCCAATACAAAAATCCGGTATTGATGTATTATCGTGGCGGTGTGGGTGGAATACCATATGATTTCGAACTGTATAAACCGCAGCTCGAAATTGGAAACGCTTCAAATCCTTACAAAACATTTATAGGCGAATCATACCCTATAAATCTAACAGAGCCGCTGTACAGTCTGCCTAACGGCGTGCGGGATACGTTCGCTGTGGTGACGGGGGTATTAATGCGGAGCATCGGGGTTAAAGTGTTTGATGGCACAGAATATATATCACAAAACACGCCAAATAATTACCATATATTTTACTATAGCTTACCTAATATCAAGTTCCTTAACAGTGTTCTAACAAGCGGAAACAGTTCACATTTTAACAACACGACTAATCTGACTGTCGCTGGGAATATGACATTGGGATATTTTTCACGGTCTGTATTTTTTGTTTTCGCTCAAGAAACAAATCCCGGTGAGGTAAAGGGATGGTTCAAGTCGCAATATGACGATGGGAACCCGGTTACGATTG